ACTAGTTAACTGGGGAGCAAAAGCTGGAGTTAAGTTCGTTTTCTAATTGACAAACGTCTATTAGATAATATATACTGGGTGGGGATTTTCTCCACCCTTTTTTATTGCTTTAAAACCCTATGGCTGCTCCCAATAATACTGCAATCTACACTAAATCAGGTTGCCCATTTTGTACAAAGATTAAGAGAGTATATAACGAGAAAGGTTGGAACTACGTAGAGTATAAACTTGATGAGAATTTTAATCGTGATCAATTTTATAGTGAGTTTGGACGTGGTGCTACCTTCCCTCAACTAGTAGTTGATGGTAAAAAGTTAGGAGGATGTAACGAAAGTATCAATCTTTTTAGAAGTCAAGGTATCATCTAAATAGAATCAAGATCCCTAGGAGGTTTTTATGGAAGAAGTATTGAGTTCACTTTATAACTTTGCACTCTTTGGATCTTTCCTCCTTGGTGTGGTTGTTACCTTTATTGGTAAGAGTTATCTCGACTCATACATTGACAACGCAGCGTATGCTAAGTCAATCACACACCCTGAGATGTTGGATGAAAACGGAAACGTAGACCAGTCAGAGTTACTCTATTTGCATCTCGTTGACGATGATGCTATACTAGAGGACAATGACGACGATTAATTAATTTCTTGGAATTACTATGAAACTGATGTTATCTGAAATTATTCAGAAGGCACACAATGCTAAGACTAAAGCAGAGAAGATTAAAATCCTTCAAAGCAACAACAGTCAAGCATTGAGGTCTCTATTCATTTGGAACTATGATGACAGTGTTACTTCTGTCATCCCTGAAGGTGAAGTACCTTATAGACCTAATGAAGCACCTCAAGGAACTGAGCACACTAACTTAGCGTTAGAGTCAAGGAAGTTCTACTACTTTGTTAAAGGTGGTGCTGATAATCTATCTCGCACTAAGAGAGAGACAATGTTCATTCAAATGTGTGAAGGATTACACAAGGATGAAGCAGCAATTCTATGTCTTGTTAAGGACAAGCAACTTGGGAAGAAGTATAGGATCACTAAAGCAGTGGTGACTGATGCATTTCCTGAAATCAAATGGGGAGGTCGTAGCAAGTGAATATTATTCACGAGAACTGCGATCCAAAACTTGCTGAAGATAGAAAATTACCATACACAGCGTACTTAGTACAGTATGAAGTGGATGGTAAAGTTCAGCACGACATTGCTATGGGTAGTCAAGCAGTTGAATTGTTTGATCATTACTATGACAAGTACAAGAAGAACTTCAAGTGGTTGAAGCAATCTGAAGGTAGACTTAGACCTCAAGAGTGGAATACTACACCCACTCCACCACGTAAGAAACGTAAGAGGAGGAAGCCAGATGCGGATTCCGTCTGAAGAAATTGAACATTGGGAGAGTGAGTACGATATGACAATGAATGATGGAAACAGAACTGACAGGGAACAAGAGATACTTGAGGGTTCTCCATTAAAAACTAATGAAGGTATGCTCTACGGTAGAATGTATGCCGATTGGAAGAAGAGGAAGGGATATGAGTAACTTTTATAATCTTAAGAAGAAAGTAGAGCACGCAGCAGAGGTACCAGAGGAGGTTGCTAAAGAGTTAATCACCTCTGAAATGGTAGGGAAATTCATAGGAATATACCTATTAGGACCACTATTATGGATGTTTTTATGGAACTATACAATGCCCTACATATTTGCAGTGAAGAGTATTAATTACCTTCACGCTTTTTGTATTATTACTATGGTTAGGTTCTTACAGAATGACAAAAGCTAAAGTATGTTTAGTGAGCGTCACACCTGACGCTGAAAAAACAATAGGATACATTGCAAGAGTATCCAACCCTAAAAACCAAGAGAATCCGAACGTTGAGAAACTCTTAGGTTATTGCATCAAGCACGGACACTGGTCTGTATTTGAGCAAGCACATATGACGTTGGAAATCAACACCACACGTGGTATTGCTGCACAGATCTTAAGACATAGATCATTTACATTCCAAGAGTTTAGTCAGCGTTATGCTAACACTGAACTACTTGGTACTACAATTGAACCACCTGAACTGAGAAGACAGGACACTAAGAATAGGCAGAATTCAATCAATGATATCCCCACACATCAGACAGACTTCCTCAAGAAGAAGATCGAAAGGTACTTTGCTGAGGGAGTTGATCTATACGATGAACTCATACGTGAAGGTGTTGCGAAGGAATGTGCGAGATTTGTTCTCCCTCTAGCAACTCCTACCAAGATCTATATGACAGGTAGTGCTCGTAGTTGGATGCACTACATTAATCTACGTACTGCTAACGGTACACAGAAGGAGCATATGTTGATTGCTGAGTTATGTCAGCGTCATTTCATTTGTAACTTCCCCACCATTGCTAAAGCATTAGACTGGTGTGAAACTGCAACTCAAGATGATGATTGCGATTGCGATTACAAGAACGAACACCCCGATGGGTGGGACGATTTGCAGCCGTGCCTAAGAATAGATTAATGCCCTTAGAAGTAATACCACTATTCTCATCCCCAGTTTATGTTGCTAACGATGGTGAAATGCCTGACGTTACCGATGTAATAGATGATATGGAAACGATGGATTACCCACAGAATAATAGTGGTAATGTGACCAGTAATCCTCATACATTAAAAGAGTTACCTCAGTTACAGACTTGGGTATACAAACACGTTCAAGAATATGTGTATGGTATACAAGGAGTAGATCCTAAGAAACATACACCAGAGATCACTAATAGTTGGATTAATTGGATGTACGAAGGCGATAGAGCCAACGGACACGATCATTGCAACTCTCAGTACTCTGGTGTATGTTTTTTAAATGCACCTGCTGGTGGTGGTAACCTTACTTTTCATAGTAAAAGACACTTTGCTCTAGAACCACACTTGCAGCATTCAAACCTATATAATGCTACAACCTATGCAATATCTCCCGAACGTGGTATGATATGCATATTCCCCTCAGAATTGATCCATTCAGTTACTCGCTGTAATCAGGACAATGCTAAGGAACCACGTATTAGTCTCGCATTTAATGTTATTTGTAGAGGTGAATACGGTATTCATACGAAACTATTAAAGATCTAATGCCAAATTACGACTTTAAAAACAAAGAAACTGGTGAAATCATCGAGGTTATGATGTCTATGCACGATCTCGATAAATATAAGGAAGATCATCCAGAGTTAGAACGCTATTTTGGCAATCAAGTACCTAGAAGCATTTATGGGAAACCTAAGCAGTCTGATGGATTTAAAGACGTAATGTCTAAGATCCAAAAAGCACATCCTGCTGCAAACCTTTCACGATTCACATAAATGGCAGTTAAAAAGCGTAAAACTACCTCTCAAAACAACAGCAGATCTGCTAAAGCAATGAGAAGGAAGAAGCCAATTGGTATAGACCAATTAAAAGTTATAGAACCCCTTACCTCGAATCAGGAAAGAGCGTTCAAATCCTATGCGTCTGGTAAGCACCTAATTTTACACGGTGTAGCAGGTACAGGTAAGACTTTTATTAGTTTGTACTTGGCATTACAACAAGTATTAGAAGAAGGAACTCCATACGAAAAAGTCTATATGGTCAGGTCTCTCGTACCTACAAGAGAGATTGGATTCCTACCAGGAGACCACGAAGACAAATCTGACCTCTATCAGATACCTTACCGTAATATGGTGAAGTATATGTTTGAGATGCCAGATGACAACTCCTTTGATATGTTATACGACAATCTAAGGACACAAGATACTATTTCATTCTGGAGTACCTCATTTATAAGAGGAACTACGTTTGATAACTCTATTATCATTGTAGATGAGTTTAGTAACTTGAACTTTCACGAGTTAGATAGTATAATCACTAGGATAGGTCAAAACTGTAAAATCATCTTCTCAGGTGATATAGCACAGTCTGATCTCGTCAAGAACAACGAACGTACTGGTATTCTGGACTTTTTACAGATTATTCAGTCAATGTCATCATTTGACTGCATTGAGTTCGGTATTGATGACATCGTACGCTCTGGTTTAGTCAGAGAATACCTTATCGCTAAAATTAACTCTCAACTTTGATTATGTTTAAAACTGTAGGACCGCCCGTACCTTTGACGGAGCTAAATGCTGTTACAAAGGAAAAAGGACGGTTATATGAGGTATCTGAAGGTAAATGGTACCCATCAGTTACTACAGTTACAGGTATCCGTAAGAAAGATCAGATATTGAAGTGGAGACGCAAAGTAGGTGAGGAAACCGCAAATAAAATATGTGGTAGAGCTACATCACGTGGCAATAAGTTTCATTCTATGGTAGAATGTTACTTGAAGAATGAAGATGTTAAATTCGATGAAAAGCACCCTCTGGCTAGTTTCTTATTCAAATCTGCCAAAGATACTCTTGATCGGATCAACAATATACATCTTCTTGAATCTCCTCTCTATAGCGACAAACTTTGTTTGGCAGGTCGGGTTGATTGTATAGCAGAATTTGATGGAGTTCTCTCTGTCATTGACTTTAAGACATCAACTAGGGAAAAGAAGATTGAATGGATAGAAAACTATTTCGTTCAAGAGACTGCCTACGCTGCAATGTATTATGAACGTTGTGGTGTTAAGGTTGATCAAATTGTCACATTGATTGCTACCGAGGAGGGTGTGATACAGGTCGTTGAAAAGACTGACCTTAATTATTATTATGAACTTCTCCTTGAGTACATCAATGAATTTATGGCTACTATTAAATGAAAGAATTTAAAGAAAAATTTATGACTCAATCTAAATTCTCTACTATGGTAGAGGAGGTAGTCAAAAATTCTAATGGTTTAGTGAACTACATAGATGCTGTAATTGTAGTCTGTGATGAACTGGACATCGAGGTTGATACGGTCAATAAGTTGATCAGCAAACCTCTGAAGGACAAAATTAAGTTTAATGCCCAACAACTAAACTACGTAAAACGCACCACAAGAGGTGTGCTTCCAATATGAGCAATAAATTCTACGAATCAGACCAAGTTAAAGAAGAGATAAAAGGGATGGAGAAACTGTATACCGAACTAGCACGGTTATCCATACAGTTCCCATCTATGGATGATGATCTCAAACGAGAACATCTTGAGAAGACTATGATGCTTATTGCAAAGCAGAAGGTCTTCTATGCTAGACTATGCTTAATGGCAGTCGAGAATGAAGAAGCTAAGATTATCAAGGAACAACTTGATAAAATGTCCCAAGTTTACTCTCAAGGACGTACCATACAGGACGTTTTAGGAGAGATGGAGGATAAGTTAAGGCACTTCAAAAAGCAGCTTGACGAAGCCTAAATAGTATGTTACCCTTAATGGGTAGTAAATTCACACTTACAAAATACAGGTACACACGTATGTCTTTTTCATCACTGAAGAAAAAGTCTGGCAAGTTCTCTAACTTGACCAAAGAAATCGAAAAAATGACCAGTGGTGGTCGCAAAGTCGATGAACGATTTTGGAAGCCACAGGTCGATAAGTCAGGTAACGGATTCGCCGTTATCAGATTCCTACCAGAGACTGAGGGTAACGAACTCCCTTGGGCACAGGTCTGGAGTCACGCATTCCAAGGACCAGGTGGTTGGTACATTGAGAATTCTCTCACAACCATCGGACAGAAGGATCCAGTTTCTGCACTGAACTCTTCTTTATGGAACTCTGGAAGTGAGTCAGACAAGGACACTGCTCGTAAGCAGAAGCGTAAGCTTTCCTACTACAGCAACATCTATGTTGTTAAGGATCCCTTGAACCCTGAGAATGAAGGCAAAGTATTCTTGTACAAGTACGGCAAGCGTATCTTCGACAAGATTATGGCTAAAATGCAGCCTAATGAGAATGATTATGATCCAGAACCCGCTTTCAATCCTTTCGATTTATGGAAGGGTGCTGACTTCAAATTGAAGATCAAGCAAGTTGCTGGTTTTTGGAATTATGATGATTCTACATTCACAACACCTAATACTCTAGGTGATTTTGATGATAAAAAACTTGAAGCG